AAGGCGACCCAGAAAACGACGCACCATCTGAAAGTTCAAGATTTGTTCAGCCATTTACACAGAAAATTGGTGCTTCTCCAATAGTTCGATTAAGAGTAGGCGATGTTATAAAGTCAAACTATTCTAGATTTGCATTAGCAAGAACTTTTGGCATTGGAGACGCGGGTGTTATAGCTAATCCAATTGGGTACGGAGGTGCAACTCTTCAGACTGCTTGGGATGGTTTTCTAGTGAAGATATTTAGAAAAATAAGAGATTTCGGAATTACTGCTTTCGGAGCAATTTTTGGATCTTATCAAGGACTAATACAAATCGCATCAGATGCCGTTGCAGGTGAAGATTTAGGTGGAGGAGGTTTTGGCAATGCTGCTGCAAATGCTGCCTTTGATTTGGCAGCAGAGGGATTGGCAGAAATTCTTGTAAACGGTTTTGCAAATCCAATTTTAGTTTCACAGACGATGGACAGACTTAGAGATCCTAACTTTTTTGATGCAAAAGGTTTTGAAAAAGGATTAAATCCATTTGTGTATTTAAACCCTAATATGATTGACGGTTATCATTCAGAGTCAGGAGAGAGAATATTTACCACTAAAAGAGTCTTGGCATCTATTAAAGGCGTCGTTGACGATGAAGGTATAATAGACAAAAATGGAAATAGACAGTTTAGAAAACTATATAAAGTAAAAATTGAAGATCGTTCTGATTCTGGCATATTCGAAAAAATTGTCTATGTTCCTCACAAAGACATCTGGAATGATCCTTCTGAGAGTTTTAGCAAGTCAATCATAGGTCTTGCTTTTGCAGGGGCCTCATCAGACATTGTCGGACTTCTTGAGTTGATATTATCTAGATCAAAACGAGGCGGGACAAGCTTAGGAACTGCTGCTACTGATGTTGTAGGAGAGCTATTTTCTTTATTTGCAGAAAATCCAGAATCTACATTCATGAGACCAGAAGTAAATCCTTATGTCAGAGCATTTCATTCTACGAGAGGACGAGGATTAGCAGGTGTCATCAAGGGGGCTACCTTTAATTGGCTAGATGATTTTCCTTGGGAGACAGATCATAATGCAAGAGCACCAATTGGCTGTAACATAAGCTTTAACTTTGACGTAATTCATGACATCCCACCAGGGCTTGATCATACAGGATACAACAGAGCACCTATTTACAACGTGGGTGAAGTTATGAGATCAGTCGCAGGAGACGTGTATGGAGAAAAATTCTCTAAATCAGAAAGAAAATTTAGAGAAGGAGGCTCTGTTGTTTTAAGCAAAGGTAGTACTAACAAGAAGCGAGGTGATTGATGGCATTCTCAAGATACATTAACGTCATAGGACCAGATCCAAATACAAAGACAATGAGTAGCGCAAATGTTGTAATTAGAAGAGGCATCGTTAATAATAACATACCTTTCGAAACAGTAGTCTTAGAAGAAAGTAGAAGACTTGATCAATTAGCAGGACAAGTTTACGGAGATGCATCATACTGGTGGGTCCTTGCTGCTGCTAGTAGAATTGGCTGGGGATTGCAAGTTCCTGCAGGAACAATTATTGTGATTCCTGACTTGGGAACTGTTTTAGGTCTATTGCTGTGAGCAAATTATGAGTAGAAAAACTGAAAATGTCGACATAGGTTTTGCTTCTATTAAAGAAGCAGCAAACGAATACACAGACTTTATTTTAGGAATACCTGACGGTGATGTCATATCAGCAATTTTAGGTAAAAAATCTACCGAAACACCAGAAGATATTCTTGAAAATAGAGCGATTAGAAATGTTTTATCTGAAATTTCTGATAGAACAAATGGTGGATGTAGTATATCTGATATTCAATACGTAGCTGATGACAAATGGAAAGCTGTCGTAGGAAAATCACCAGAAAGTATTGTTACAGTTTTTCACACAAGAGCGAAAGCTGGTCCTTCTGTTGCTTACACATTTAACGGCTACGATCCTCAAAATAGTTACGATATTGCTGATACATATGACGATTACCTAGTTAGTGAAATGCGACATGTTGTCAAGTACATAGATCCAAAAAAGTTTGCTAATAGAACTGTGATACAGCCGCCTACTGGAAGAGAACCTCTAGATCTTGACCAGGTGAGAGAAGTGTTATCTCAGCGCCTCGAGGGCGCTGAATTGGAAGCAGCCATCGCTCGAGCCCAGGCTACAGGAGAGGGCCCTCGAACTGTTAGTATTGAAGAGCTTCAGAACAGCGATATTGTCTTAGATCAAGTTCCTCCCGAGACTTTCAACGTGGGCGAAGGAAATAATTTTTCAAAAAATGAGCCTAGTCTTGGAGCAGTTGTTATTAAAGATCCTCGACATGGATTCAATGCCAGAAGCGCAAATCACATGCCCGTCTTCTTGTCGGCAATATCACCACTTGAGATGTCTAGGTGCTCTCCTTATCTTGATGTAAAAGTCTTTACAAGACAAAAATCAAATTATAACAAGATGGGTATTTATAATTTTATTAGAGCTACGGAGGACGAAAAAAATAAAGAGACAACTTTTTACAATCCTGTACCCGCGTCGGCGGAGCCTTTATTTTCTGAAGCTGGTGAAGGAAGAATGATCAACTATATGGATTTGTTTACTTCACCTCAGACAATGGTTAATGCAAATATTAATAGAGAGTGGTTTGGTGAAGAATTGTCAGATATAAAAGATTCTTTTTCTCAGTTTAAAAAAGACGAAGGATTAAGAAGCTCATCAGAATATAATTTTTCTAAAGTTACAGATCCACTCCAACCTTTTATGTCACTGCTCTCTTTTAATGTTTCTATTACTGGTGTGGGTCATGGACTGTTGGCAACAAAAAAAGCTTCGATGAAAATCAAGCTTCATGATAAGTCTAGAATCAATGACATATCACCTCTTTTGTCCCCTAAAGAATTTGGGTCTACAAAGTTTATAGTAGAATTTGGATGGACACATCCAGACGCAAGTTTGACTTCTACAAACACTCTCGGCAAATATTTAAATGCGCTCAGAGACACAGGAACTTATCAGCTAGTAAATGCTGACTATAACTTCGGAGAAGATAATTCAGTTGATATTACACTTAACTTGGTATGCTCAGGTTTTAATCAGCTGACAAGCGTAAGCGCCGCCGGCGGAAAACTCATAAGTTTTGATTCTATCATTGATGATCTAGAAGAAATAATAGATGATTATATAGAGACAAGGCTTGGTAATGATCTGCCCGAAGATAAAAAAAGTAGAGCTAGAAGAGTAAAAGAAATAAGAGGTAGACTTAGACTGGGAAGGGGAGATCTTTCTAAAGTTGGATCTTTAATTCCCTTTGAAAGATTACAAAACTGGAGACAGTTTTTATATACAAATGTTTTTACAAAAGAAGTTGCAGATGATGAAGGAAACATAACAGAAGAACAAGTCAATGACTTTCTAGGAAACTTATACTCGTTAGTTTACGGAATTGATTACAATCTAACTGAAAACTCTATTAAAGAATTATCAGAAGATCCATCGTTAAGAGACGATCTTTTTTCTGTGCTAGATTCAAGTTCTGTAAATGCCGGGGATGTCATTGTTGCTAAACTCAAGTCTCTTCCCTACGGCATCGATCCTTTTAGGGCACAATGTTCTTCTAATCACTGGGAATACTTGTCAGATTTATCTACGTACGGAGAAGATACAACTGCAGTGTGGCAGCATGCTAAGCTAATTGGATCTGTTGAAGAGGGTAAGACCTATCTAGAGGCAGGAACTGATTATGTGTCTCTTGGGAAAATTATTTCTTGTTTTATCGGATATCCTCTATCTACTTGTGGTCTGTACGACGAAGTGCAACTTTTCTTTTATCCTGTAAATTCTCAAGCTGCAGCTGCAAGAAAACACACGACTGCAAGCTTGCCTATAAAAATCGCTGACTTAGAAGAGCAAATTAAAAAGAGAATATTGGCATCGGAAGATGCTTTTAGAGATCTTAGCACTAGAGGCTTCTTTTCAATGCTCGAGCGGATTGTTTCGAACATTACGATACCTGCATATGGAATTTACATGCCAAATGACGGTTCTTTCTATAATCAGCTTCAAGAATTTAGAGAAGCTGAGAGAGCTAAAAAGTTAGAAATTTTAAAGGGCAATGACACATTCCAGAGGAGTGCAGATATTATTGAAGTTGGGCAACAAGCTGAAGCTGCTTTAGCTCAAGCAGCAGAAGAAGATATAGAGCTTACGGAAAAACAGAAAGCAGAATATGAAGAAGACTTGCAGATCACTGCTTACGAATCTTTTTTGGCAAAAAAGTTAGAAGATGAAAAAAGTGATAAAATCAGAAAGATTTACGAATTCGAATCTCTCGAAAGCGCCGGAATAACGCCTGTAAAGCAAAACTATCTTGATAAGAGTAAGTTTACACCCATTAATTTATCAATGTACTTTGAGACGTTTCCTACAAGAGATAAGCCTCTTAGTGAGACTGGATCACAGCCAACAGGATTTAAAGAACTTGCTGCAGATTTTTTTAAACTTAATAGAAGAGATCTAGATTCCAAAGGCATCGATTACGGAAAAACATGTCTTAGAATTCACATATACGATGAAAACACCGTCATGAATCCTGACAATTCTTTGTTTGGTACGAACTTTAGAAATTCTAAATCAGGAGCTGACGATGCAATGATTGAAAATCTAAATTCTTATGGTTTTGTTAAAAATTTAATTATGCAGAACCACCCCACCATTATACACGGTGCTGCTACTGGTGTAGTTAACAGTGTTAGGGTCTCATCAAATACATCTTCTCCTTTGTCAAACATTCTTATAGTTGAATCTTACGGACAGACATTAGAAGATAGCGACGATGGTGACCCAGGTGACGGATTTGATGAAACTGTTCTCTTGCCCACAACAGTCAATTTAGAAATAATGGGATTTCCAATGCTAGCAAGAGGCCAGCAAATATTTATTGATTTCGGAACTAATACTTCTTTGGACAATCTATACATGGTAAAAACTGTGGATCACATCATAGAAGCAGGAAATTTCAAAACGTCAGCAGTTTTGACAGCAACAAATCAAATGATAGTTACTTCTTTTAGAAATAGACTTAAAGATATGATGAGTCTTGTATCTGAGAATTCTTAAGATTTAAATAATTTTAGAAACATGTAAAAAAGAAGAATACTGATAAACAATAATAGTATGCTTAATGTATATGAAAAAGTTTTAATTTCTAAACTAAAAATTAACTCCGGTTTTGATTATTCTTCAAAAGAAAAAATTATTAGTTTAGGGAAAGAAGGAATTGAAGTTTCTATAGAAGACTTAAATTTTCTGAGAGAGTTGAGTCAATTTGATCGTATCAAAACACTGTCAGAAGTTAATCATAAAATATCAGATACTTTAAATTTAAAAGAAAACGACAGTGTCAAGTGGAAGTATCTTCTAGGTGAAAATCTATGTAAAGAATATACAAGATCACTTCTAAACGATATTAATTTTACTAAAGAAGTTTTAACAACTTATCACACTGAAGTATTTAAAAACAGAAAAAAATTATATCATAATTTAGTACCTATCCAAGATTGTGAAGGCAATTTACTAGAAGTACCAAAATATTCACACACTGGTATCTCTGGAAGAACTTCTATAAAAGATGGTTTTAATTATTTAACTAGTTCTAAAGAATTTAGAAAAGGCTGTAAGTCGCTTACAGAGGGTAATTTACTAGTAAGTATTGACTTCAAAGCATGCGAACCTAATTTATATTTGAGAGCAATCGGTAAAAATATTAAAAATTCAGATGTTTACAATTATCTAATGGAAGAGTTAAATATCAAAGTTGAAGGAAGAGAGAAGTTGAAAAGAGGAATATTGTCAGTTCTCTATGGAGCATCTGATGATACAGCAAATAGAATCTTAGGAGGAGACAAGAAAACACTTAATAAGATAAAAGAATTTTTTGAGATAGAAAAGTGGGAAAGAGAATTGCAGAGAGATTTTGACGAGAAAGGCTTTATTTTTAACATGTACGGGAGACCAATATTTTCTGATAAAAGTATTTTAAACAAATGGATTCAGTCTTCAGCAGTAGATTTTTGCAGTTTGTCATTTTTGGATTTTGTCAATGATCACAATTTAAAAGTAGCTTATCTTGTACATGATGACATGGTTATAGACTGCACACTTGAAGAATTTGAAAAAATTAAGAAAGTTATGAATTTGACAGATTCTAAGACTAATATATCACTCCCAGTAGAAATTACTGTTTTGTCTGCATAATTATTCTGTGAAAAAGAATAAACTTAAAGAGTATTACGGAACACAACGTCCTTCTTTTGCTGGTGGCCCAGGTGCTGGAAGTAACTTCTATAGCGGAAGAGACTTAGGTACACATAGTCGAGGAAGCTTAGGCACAAGAGGCGCTGATTCAAATTTCTCTAGGAGGATGCAAGCTTTGGTACCGAATGATTATTATGATCTTTTAGAAGAAGAAGAAGAAGAAATTGACGAAGATGTTGTAGTTGAAAATTCAAGATATTCGCTTGAGAAAATACTTTTATTAAACGAAAGTGTAGGAGATGTCATAGACGCAGCGAAGACGGCTGCGTATGACTTTGTTGGAGATACAGCTGCAGCTGGGATTTCTACATTTTTACCAGGAGCTTCAACAGCTTGGGTTATTAAAAACATCTACGAAATTAAAATAGGTAGAGACAAAGCTGACGAAATAGTAAGACAGTTTTTAATTAATCCAAAAGACGAAGTTGTTGAGTCTATGGCAGATATCTTAGACAACCTTGTAAGAGATGTTATTGATTTGGTTCAAAGAACAGTTGAAGCTATTCCTGATCCTACACCAGCAGAAGAAGCCATAACACTGTCAGCAAGTGTCTTGTTGAACTTAGGCAGAGTAGTCAAGGTACTTAAAACATCTTTTGGGGCTGTAAAGAGTACTTCAAAAATAACAAGAAAAATGGCACTTTTTGCAATCATAAATCCTTTAATAAAATACGTCATTGAACTTTTCGATTCAAAGTATATTCCAGAAAAAGTTTCTGAAAATAAATCAATAATAATGGGAACTTTACAGAGAATGGTTCTTTTAGGAGATCTAATAGAAGACTATGCAGTTCAAAAAGAAGTAGCATTGTCTGTAGGAATTCCTGAAGAACAATTTAGATACAGGCATAGAATAATCTCTTCAGCCAGCGAAATAGACTCATACGACTTTGAAAGTCCTAGAAATGAAATTCCAATAGAACAGAGAATAGAAGAAGAACAAGAAGAGTACAGAGAAGCTATGGCAGACCTGTCGCAAGAAAGAGAATACTACGAAGATAATCTATCTCCTGATGAGGTACGTTTATCAGATTCTTCTTCGTCTTTCTTTGATTCACCTCTTGGTAGAATGATTTTAAAACCAAGAGGTGAATCTGATCCTTCATTAAGAGATGTTTATCAAGATCTCTTTGCTGAGTCTTTAGAAAACAAGACACTTGCTTACTTAGTAGAAGAAAAAGATTTGAAACTCTCAGAAGAAGACGAAGAAGATGTAAATGAAATGTCCGGAGCCGGTGCCGCTGCAGGATTTACTTTACCTTTAGGCGCATCCCCAGAAAGTGATAGTGGGCAAAGAAGTAGTCACTCAGGTGGCACTGCTTTTCCATACGGAAAGAAAACACAGCGAAGAAGAAAAGAATTTGCTAGAAAAACGTTTGGTGGAAAATAATTTTGTAAACTTGCCTATTTCTTGCGTATAATGCTTAAGCAATTAAACATTGCACATTACAAATTGCACATTATATAAAGGAGATAAAAATGGCAGTTGATTTTGACGCGATTAGAGCAAAGCTAGCCCGCTTGAGCGGTGCAAACACAAACCGTAACGTAACTTGGAAGCCTACTGAAGGTGAAGAACACACAGTTCGTCTTATTGCATTCCCCGACAATGACGGGCAGCCTTTCAAGGAAATTCAGTGGTACTACAATATTCCAGGAGCTCGCGGTATCGTAGCACCTTTCCAGTTTGGAAAGAAAGATCCCGTACAGGAGCTTATTTCTAAGCTTCGTGAAGAAGGTTCAAAAGAGTCTTACGAAATGGCAAAGAACCTTTATCCTTCAATGCGTACTTACGCTGCTGTTGTCGTCCGTGGACAAGAAGATGAAGGCGTAAAGATTTGGTCTTTTGGAAAGACAGTTTACCAGAAGCTTCTTTCTATCATGCTTGATGAAGATTACGGTGACATTACTGATCCTCTCGAAGGTCGAGATATCAAGGTTGTCTGTACTAAGCCTCCTGGCAAGAAGTACGCTATGACTGATGTTATGCCTCGTGGAAAGTCTACCAAGCTTTCTACAAACAGCAAGCAATCAAAAGAATGGCTAGAGAATATTCCATCTGTTGAAGATCTTTATACGCTCAAGTCTTATGATGAATTATCTGGAATTCTTGAGCGCTGGATCAATGGCGACGATGAATCAGTCTCTAGTGAGGGTACAGAACACCCAACTTCTACTGCTTCTTCATCAGATAATGACACTTCTTCTGGAAACTATGACAGTCTTGACGATGCGTTTGCTGACTTGATGGACTAAAATTTATAAAAAATGTGCTTTTGGCGGGCAAAATAATTGCCCGCCATTTTTGTAAACAAAGACTGACTTGCAGTAAAATGTAAAAGTCCAAGGAGTATAAATGAAAAATGATGATTTTACCAAAGACTTAATCAAGTCTTTAAATAAAGAGCAAGGTTCTAGAGTTGCTTATAATCTTGCTGAAGACGAAAGTCCAACTCATGTTAAGCGGTGGATTAGCACCGGTTCACGCATGCTTGACTGGATCTGCTCAAATAAGCAAAATGGTGGTCTTCCTGAGGGTAGAATTGTAGAAATATTTGGGCCACCAAGTATTGGAAAGTCTCATATTGCAACGCAGATTGCGAGAAGCACCCAGAAAATGGGAGGAATTGTTGTTTATATAGACACAGAAAATGCCACAGCTGTAGAAAACCTCCAGATGTTAGGTGTAGATGTATCTAAAAGATTTGTTTATGTTGATACACACTGTACAGAAGAAGTTTTGTCAATTGCAGAAAAGACTATTCTTAAGGCAAAGGCACTTGACAAAGATGTTCCTGTGACAGTTATTTGGGACTCTGTTGCTGCGTCTTCTCCTAAAGCAGAGCTTTTAGGTGACTATGACAAAGAAAGTATTGGATTACAAGCAAGAGCTATTTCTAAGGGAATGCGTAAGATCACAGGCGTTATTGGACAAACTAACAGCTTATTTGTTATTCTTAATCAGATTAGAACTAAAGTAGGAGTCATGTATGGAGATCCTGATACTACACCCGGCGGTAAGGCAATACCTTTTCACTCATCTATACGAATCAAACTGGGCGCAGGACAGCAAATCAAAGACGGGGATGATGTTATCGGTATTCAAGTTTGGGCGAAGACTGTTAAGAATAAGGTAGCACCACCCTTTAGAAAGTCTCACTTTCAGATTCACTTTGGAAAAGGTATTGTTGAACACGAAGAACTTTTTGATCTACTCAGAAAGCACTGTGCCAGCAATGACGTAATAGTTGATAATCTTCTCTATAAAATCTCTGGAACAGGTGGCTGGAAGGAAATTACTATTGTTGACACAAGAACTGGTGAATTAGTTGCAGATAAAAAGTTTAGAAAGGCTGCTTTTAATGAATTGTGTGAAGATCCTGAATGGACTGAGGCTATAGATATTTTGACAGAAGCTGCTATGGCTAAGAAGTTAGGATCGATCGAAGGCGTAGATATTGATTCTGAGTCTTATGAAGAAGTCCAAGCTCTTGCTAGCGAATTAGAAATGGATCTAGATGTAGATGTATAAAAATAGAGTCATACTTGTAGACGGATTAAATCTGTTTACAAGGCACTTTATGGCAAATCCTGCAATGTCTGAAAACGGTGAGCACGTTGGAGGAGTTGTGGGATTTTTTAATGCTATGATGCGCCTTGTAGAAAAATGTAAGCCTGAAGGAATTGTTGTAGTTTGGGAAGGGGGTGGGTCTGTAAAAAAGCGAGGTCTTTACAAAGATTATAAGCAAAAATCAAAACCTCAAAACTTAAACAGATACTACGAAGACGATATTCCTTCAACTTATCAAAACAGAAACTATCAACTAAAAACTCTCATCAATCTACTTTCTAAAACGCCAGTTTGTCAGACTTATATTGAGGGTGCCGAAGCTGATGATGCCATCGGATATATGTGCAAGTATCTGCTAAAAGATAAAAATAAGATTATCATTTCTTCAGATCATGACTTCTATCAACTGATTGATGAAAAGACTATTATATGGTCTCCAACTTTAAAGAATTTTGTTAATGAGCAAAAAGTAATTGAGAGATTTGGAATTCATCCTGCTAATTTTTACTTGGCAAAAAGCATTGCAGGAGATACTTCAGATAACATTCCCGGTATTAAAGGTGTAGGATATAAGTCTCTTTCTAAGAGGTTTCAGAAGTTCACAGAGGGATCGGAATACATACTCTCAGACTTAGTCGCAGATGCAAAGTCTATGATCACAAGCAAGAGTCCCAAAATATTTTCTAATATTGTGAATGAAGAAAAGCTCATTAAAAGAAACATACAGCTTGTGCTGCTAGACTCTAACAATTTAAGCATTTCTCAGATTCAAAAGATTGAAAGTGATATTGAAAATTTTGCTCCTGCATGGGATAATATAGGTGTACACAAAATCTTAAAGGAATCAACTATTACTTCAATTGATATCCAAAGATGGAGTTATCTTCTAAAAAATCTTAAAAAGGGCACAATTAAATGAGTTATGAAAATCACTTTTCTAAGTACGGAAAAGACTTTCAAGAAAAAATCTTTCAATCACTGATGAGAGACCAGCAATGGGCAACTCAAATGGTTGAAGTAATGACACACGATTATTTTGAATTAAAATATCTTCAGTATTTGTGTGACAGATTTTTTGGCTTTTACTTGAAGTACAAAAGCTTTCCTACTATGAATATTCTTGTCTCTATTATTAAAGATGAATTAACTGAAGGCGACGATGTAATTCTAAAAGGTCAAGTCATTGAGTTTCTTTCTAGAATTAAGTCTTCTCCTGAGTTAGGTGATTTAGAGTATGTAAAAGAAAAAACACTTGATTTCTGCAAAAAGCAAGTCTTGCAACAGGCACTCGAAGAAAGTGTCAAAGCTATTCAGGCAGAAAACTACGAAGGCGTCTTAAATATTATGAAAGATGCTGTATCAAAAGGTAGTGGTTCTTCTGTTGGTCACGAGTTCTTTAAAGATCACGAAGCAAGATTTGCCAAGATTAACAGAATCTGTTGCCCTACTGGTATTCATCATCTCGATGCAAAAGACGTATTTAACGGTGGTCTTTCTAGAGGCGAGATTGGTGTGGTAGTTGCGCCTACAGGTGTAGGTAAATCACACTGGCTTGTTGCAATGGGTGCTGAGGCACTTAAGCGCGGAAAGAATGTTATTCATTACACATTTGAGCTTTCAGAAACTGCAGTAGGTATTAGATACGATAGTAATCTCACAGGAATATCTTCTTCAGATATTATCGACAATAAAGAAAAAGTGTTAACACACTATGAACAAAACGACTTCGGTAGACTAATTATTAAGCAGTACCCGACCGGAACTGCAAGCATTGTGACACTTAGAAATCATATTGAAAAGTTAGCAATGAAAGACTTTATTCCTTCGCTAATAGTTATTGACTATGCGGATATTATGAGGTCTACAAGACAATTTGACTCACTTCGTCATGAGCTTAAGTTGGTTTACGAGGAGCTTAGAAATCTTGCAATGGAAATGAATATTCCTGTTTGGACAGCATCACAAGCCAATCGAGACGCTTCAAATTCAGAAGTTGTCGGACTTGAAAATATGTCAGAAGCTTATGGAAAAGCTATGGTTGCTGATATTGTTGTATCAATATCAAGAAAACCCACAGAAAAAGCCACTGGCATGGGCAGAATTTTTGTTGCAAAAAATCGTGCTGGGAAAGACGGTATTCTTTTTCCAATTAGAATTGATACAGCAAGATCAAGAATAGAAGTAATTGATGATCCAAGTCAGATGTCACTTGTAGATATTTATGAATCTCATAATACGGGAACAAAAGACATGTTAAAATCTAAATGGAAAGAAATCACTGCAAGCAAGTAAGAGAGAATATTATGACATATACACATGAACAAGTTTTAAAAGCATCTACAAACTATTTCCAAGGCGATGAATTAGCTGCAAGTGTTTTTGCAGGAAAATACGCTTTGCAAGACTCTGAAGGGAATTATCTAGAATCAGACCCGGATGATATGCACAAGCGTCTTGCTAAAGAATTTGCTCGCATCGAGCAGAAATATGAAAATCCAATGACCGAAGAAGAAGTTTACAGCTTGTTTAAAGACTTTAAATATGTTGTTCCTCAAGGTTCTCCTATGAGCGGCATTGGAAATGACTATCAGATACAGTCTATTTCAAACTGCTTTGTAATTGCTTCGCCAGAAGACAGTTACGGTGGGATTCTTAAGACTGATCAAGAGCAAGTTCAAATCATGAAGCGCCGCGGCGGCGTAGGTTTTGATGTTTCAAATATTAGACCAAAGAATCTTGCTACGTCTAATGCAGCAAAAACAACTTCTGGATTGGAAGTTTTCCTAGACCGATTTTCAAATTCATGCCGTGAAGTAGCACAAGGCGGCAGACGTGGTGCACTGATGATTTCTCTCTCAGTACACCATCCACAAATTAGAGATTTTATTAAGATTAAAAGAGATCTGACACGTGTGACAGGCGCAAACATCTCAATTCGCTTAAGCGAGGAATTTATGCGCGCAGTCCGAGGGGGTGATGATACACAACTGCGTTTCCCTGTAGATGCCAAAGAGCCCATTGTAGAAGAGTGGGTTAGTGCCCAAGATCTTTGGCACGAGATTGTTGAGTCTGCACACGCGTCAGCCGAGCCTGGTCTTCTGTTTTGGGATACAGCGAAGAGAATGACTCCGTCTGATATCTACAAAGCAGAAGGCTTTGGCTCAACCTCTACCAATCCTTGCGGTGAAATTATTCTTTCACCCTACGACAGCTGTCGTCTAATGCTAGTCAATCTTACTTCTTTTGTTAAGAATGCTTGGTCTGATAACGCTGAGTTTGATTTTGATCATTTTGGAGAAGTTGCACAAAAAGCACAGCGATTGATGGACGATATGATCGATCTAGAAATAGAAAAGATTGATAAAATTCTTGCTAAGATTGAAACAGATCCTGAAACACCTGCAGCCAAGCAGCCAGAAATTAATCTTTGGAATACTATTCGAGATCAAGCTGTTAATGGTCGAAGAACAGGACTAGGCATCACAGGAATAGGTGATACCTTGGCAATGTTAGGTGTTACTTACGGTAGTCAGCAGAGTATTGAAATGACTGAAATGATCTATAAAACGCTTGCAATTAATTCATATGTTTCTTCTATGATTATGTCAAAGGAACGAGGCTCATTTGCAGTTCATGACGCGTCTAGAGAAGAAGGGCATCCTTTCTTAGATAGAATTTTTGATGCAATTGATGAGACAGACCTTCTTCAAGATACAATGGTTGAAAAACTTACTTCTAGAGAATGGAATCGTAGATGGGGCCGTAGAAATATTGCCAATACTACAACAGCACCTGCAGGCTCTGTTTCTGTTCTCACTCAGACTACAAGCGGAATTGAACCGGCATTTATGCTGCACTATACACGTCGCAAGAAGATCAATCCAAATGATAAAGATGCAAGAGTTGATTTTATTGATGATTTAGGAGATCGCTGGACAGAATTTTCAGTTTACCATCACGGATTCTCACAGTGGATGTCTGAGAAACTTTTAGAAGATGTAGATGCTTTGTCAGGAAAAGACAATGATGAACTAGTTGCAATGAGCCCATACGCTGGAGCAACAGCCAATGAGATTGATTGGGTTTCTAAGGTAGACTTGCAGGCCGCTGCACAGAAATGGGTCTGTCATGCAATTTCAAATACTACAAACCTTCCAGCCGACATCGACGTAGAGACTGTTAAGCAAGTTTACATGAGAGGTTGGGAAAGCGGTTGTAAGGGCGTCACGGTTTATCGTGATGGTTCCAGATCTGGTGTTTTAGTTAGTGAAGAGTCTAACAAGCCAAAAGATCGATCCGAAATGAAGTTTGTTGATAACAATGCTCCTAAGCGACCAGAAAATCTACCATGCGAAATTCATCATGCAACAATCAAGGGTGAAAAGTGGACTCTGTTAATTGGATTGATGGAAGGGCGCCCATACGAAGTTATTGGTGGGTTAAGTAAGTATGTAGAAATTCCTAGAAAGCACAAATATGGAGAGCTTCGTCGTAGACAACGAAAGACAATGCTTTCTAAGTATGATTTACATTGCGGCGAAGGTGAAGAAGAGTTTGCTATCAAGGATGTCGTCTCAGTGTTTGATAATCCAAACTATGCGGGCTACACTAGAACAATTTCACTTGCACTTCGTCATGGAGCACCAATCCAATATGTGGTTGAGCAGCTTCAAAAAGATAAAGAAGCAGATCTATTTAGCTTCAGCAAAGTTATTGCTAGATGTTTAAAGAATTATATTCCAGATGGAACAGTCGGCGGAGACAAAACATGCGTAAACTGCGGCGCAGAAAATAGTTTAGTCTATCAGGAAGGGTGTGTTACATGCCAGTCTTGTGGCAGCAGTAAGTGTTCATAGTTTAAAGGAGTTATCATGCTATGGAAGTTTAGTAGTTCAAGTCTTTTAAAAGAGTTTGAGCTTAGTCAGAATCCTGTAATTGTAGTTGTTAATAAGTTTGATGAGCAGTCAGCTGATGACTTTAGAAATAAGTTTTCAATGGCGCAAAGCACAGGTCAAAAAGTTATTCCTGTTGTAATTGACTCATACGGTGGTCAAGTATATTCGCTCATGTCAATGATAGCGACAATTAGAGCATCACCTATACCAGTCGCGACAATTGTAGAAGGAAAAGCAATGTCTTGCGGTGCAGTCCTTTTGACTTGTGGAGAAGAGGGAATGAGGTTTATGGATCCCGACGCAACTGTTATGATTCACGATGTGGCTTCAGGACAATATGGAAAGAATGAAGAAGTCAAGGCGTCTGCAGCTGAAACTGACAGATTAAATAAGAAAATCTTTCAGATTATGGCAAGAAATTGTGGCAAGCCTGATGACTACTTCTTGAAAGAAATTCACAATCGAGGGCATGCTGATTGGTTCTTAGAAGCAGATGAGTGTAAAAATATTGGTCTAGTTAATCATCTTAGAATACCAACGTTTGATGTCAAGATTGATGTATCAATTGACTTTAAGTAATTTAAAGATAAAATTTTAAAGTTGAAAGACAGCACAAGAAATAGTGCTGTCTTTTTTCATTTGCAAGAATAATTACTTTAGGAGAAAATATGATAAAAGAACAATTACTGATGGGTGTTTCTTCCTTCAAGGCAGCAGAAATGTGGCTACACAGTGCACATCACCTCACGAAGGGGCCCGCATTTATAGCAACACACGAAATGCTTTTTGGAAGAATGTATGAAACTCTATCAGAAGATTTTGACAAGATTGTAGAAAAGTTAGTTTATCAACTAGACGATGAAGAAATGGCATGCCCAATACTAATATCTTCAGCAGCAGCACAAATACTTCAGCAGTATGAGTCGCCTGCTAATCTTGATGAAAGAACAATCTCTATGCTTGCACTAGTCTTGATAGTGGATCACATGAAAGGAGTTGAAAGTCTACACAGACTTTTAGAAGAAAGCAATATGCTTTCTTTAGGATTAGATGACTTTTTATCTTCAGCTTACAGTCAGTATGAATCTTATGCGTATATGTTAAATCAGCACTTAAAAATCTGAATTTAATTTGTCTAGATTCTGAGTATTATTAAGTTTGTTAAGTTTTGTTTAGTTGAGTTTTAAATGACAGCAGTTAGAGTTACAGAGTCGACAGGCTCGATAGGCACTATACAAGTATCATCAGGAGACGGGAATTTTCTTACAGGTTCTCTTGTCGCTGGTACTAATGTCACTATAACTCACAATGGCGAAGGCGCTTACACAATTAATTCTTCTGGCGGCGGAGGTGGATCGCTAGATGTAGTTAGCGGTTCTACTACTGTCTCAAGTGTTTCAACGCTAAGATTTGGATCCGGTTTAATTGTAAATCAAGACGCATCAAATATCGCATCAGTCACGTCTTCTATAGGTGAGCCAGAAGATGGAACATACACAGATGGGTTGTTTACAGATTTCACGCCTAATACTCTTATAGGCGTGGCTATAGATAGATTTAATGAAATTTTAAAACTTCTTGCTCCTTCACCTGCACCTGATCTAGATGATATCGATGTAAATGTCGACGGAATAGACGCAAAACTTTCTTTTGGAACGTCTAATGATCTAGAAAGCGCCGGGACTCCATACTATTCAGTAGGAACAACAGCAGGATTTTCTGCAGTTGACTTAAACGGAACTTATCAAACAGCAACATCTGGTAATAATTTAAGAGCTGCAATTTTTAACGGTGGAACAGATATAACTGGAGATCTTAATGAAGACATATCAGCAGACGGAACAAATTACCCAGCAAACTCTTTTGGCAACGCCGATCAAGGAACCCTTAAACTTGAAATAAACGGTCAAGTTATTCATACAGTTGATTTAACTTCATTCACAGGAACTGGCGACCCGGGATCTGGAACAGCCGTAACAAATGCAACCGGTTCTTGCTTTACAAATTTTTCAACTTCGGATGCTGGAACACTTGATAATGGAACTTCCTTTCCTAACTTTCAACACCGCACAGGCAGATATAAGGTAATATCATCAGATCAGCGTCAGGGGTGGAATTACGCAAGAGTTATTCATTCTTACGGATCAACAGATATAGAAACAAATTATGTTGAATGGGTCAATGATAGCGATGCAAATGCGTTAGCTGCTTCTGAAAATGAAATGAGCTTTGAAGGAAGCGGAAGTATTCACCTTTCAGGTGTAGAATACTATCAAAGTGGATCAGCTGAATATCGTGTAAGAGTTGACAATGCTTATCGAAACATATACGATACAAATAATATCACTTTTACAACTTCAGACTCAGCAACAGTTTCTTCTGGTGAAAGCTTTTCTCTTTCTTCACAATCGAAACCTAGCATTGATACCGGATCTGGTGAAGATCATACGAAAATACTTTTCATAACTGGGTCTTCTTCGGTAACTGCAAATTATTTCATAGATGGATCAGTGACTGCAGGCGTAAGTGTTACTCACCCGCTCAAGTCTAACCTGTCTAACAGCGGTCAAGCTACGACATCCGGTATCTTGATGTACAATAGAACAAACACTTCTTCAGCACAAAATGAAACTTTTAGGAGAGAAAACTATAGAATAATAAGCGGTTCATACGATACACAAGCATCGCTTATTGATGCAGGTAATGTTTGGGACTCAACTACTCATATGACTGCTTCTAATGGTGGCCATACTAATGGATTGCAATTTTACAGAGACAGACTCTATTCTCCTATTCAAACTTTGAATAGTGGAGACTTTAGAAACACAAGTGACGGAGGATCTTTAGACAATGGTCCTGATGAAAATCCGAATTATTCAGGAGAATCTGGGCAAAGAACTTTTTATCGGTGGTTTAAAAATGAGACAGGATCTGCTAAAAGAGACTTATCTCTGATTGTACAGGGGTCAGGTACATCTATCGTTTCACCAGGCACTTCTCTTGATAGCGGAAAAATTAGAATATTTGTTAAGTTTCCGAGCAACGGTTCACAATCGACAGGTTGGCTTGATATATCATCAGATTTTGTTTTAGGATCTTATGATGACAATGACGGCGCTAATGCATCTGAAGCAAGTAGTAACTCTTTTGACAGTACCTTAAATGCTACAAATGAAATTACTCTAGGCGATATTTCAATCGAAGATGATGAGTATGTTGTAATTAGAATAGAGGCTGATACTTCTTGGACAGGATATATTAGCGACATTACAGTTTCTTTTGGCGCAGGCATAGGCACCATAACAGCAACACCTGATTTGGACGACATTGACTGTGATGATGATGGGACAGATGCTAACCTTTCTTTCGGCAGCACAAAATCAATTACAGGTTATACCAATGTAGGAACCACCGCCGGATTTTCAGCCACAGACATTAACGGCCTCTATCAGACAGATTCTTCTTCAAATAATCTTAGACGTTCAATCTTTGCACTTGATACAAATATAGAGGGCGATTTAAACGAAGATGTCTCAGGAGTTTCTTCAGGAGGATTTTACAGTTACGTCAATAATGCTTTTTCTGATGCAAATTCTGGTTCTCTAAAACTAGAAGTAAACGGATCTGTAGTTCATGAAGTTGAAATTACCGGTTCTTATAATCTAGTAGGATCTGGAGTTCCTGGAAGCGGCGCAGGAACTTCGGTCAACGGGAACGGTTCTGGATTTTACAATCTAAGTACATGGAAGCCGGCAATATACTCAAATGGTGTACCAGACTATACTGAAATATACAGAACAGGAAAATATAGAGTTACAACTTCTGATCAAAGGAATGGTTGGAATTATGCTCGTGTTATTCACACAGTTGGCGGAAGTGACAGAGAGACAAACTACGTTGAGTGGGTCAATGATAACGATGCTAATGCGCTTTCTTCCGCAGGTGTTTCTCTGACAGATTTTGGCGATGATTCATTTAGCTATATGAGTGGTGTAAAGTTTTTTAACTCACCGTCAGGAAGCATTTTGTCAAGAATTAGCAACATTTACAAAAATGTATATTCAGACTCTTCTTCTGCTATTTCTTTTACCAGCCTTACAAACGCAACAGCTTCTAAAATAATTCAGTCAGGCTCAGGTTTGTCTTCGACAAAGACAACAGTTTCTTCTACAGATAGCTTGCAGACTCTAAATTCAAATGCAGACTCACAAGATGAAGTATTACATGTGTCTGGTACTATTAATTTTTCTAGGTCTAAATCGCTTCTCGGGACTTACACGACAGCTTATTCCTGCGCCGGAGCGATGGTTTTTGTGCACCCGCTTAAGAGTAACTTAACTTTATCGACACAGACAACTACAAACCTTCTTGTTTGGACTCCGACTGACACTTCGAACGCTAGTACTGAAGAGTACTTTACGGGAGAGAGTTATAGATTAGTTGCCAATACCTACGGAGCACAGTCTGACATTACGGGAGGAACAAACGATTGGGATTCTACCATTTCTATAAATGACAATGTCGGAGAACCTGAACATGCAACGGGTTTGATGGTTTACGACACTTACTTGATCGCACCAAAAGACGGAGGATCAAGTGGAGACTTTAGAAATCACACAGACGGTGGATCAGTTGAAGGTCCTGCTGGTAATCCTAACTACTCATCCCTCACAAATTCTACAAGAGATTACTATCGATCTTTTCTAAATAATACATCTAGTGATCTTGCAAGAATCACCATAACACTATACGGAGATGCAACAATCGTAGGCAAATCTTCTTCTTTGGGGTCAAATAAAAACATATATGTAGAACTTAAGATTCCTGGCAAAACAGGATACTTAGACTTAGGCACCGCTTCTGCCGGCTCTGGCAATGTCAGCGACGGAGACGGTTGCTTATTTGGAGATCCAGACGCAACTGTAGACGGATCAGGTGCAACTAATGTTTGCACTTTTAACGGAGTCACTGTAGACGGAACTGCTTCAGGGGCTGAATATTTTGTAATAAGAATATCAGCAAGTGAAGACTGGACAGGATACATTGACAGACTAACAGTGACTTGGAGCGGCTAATGGCGGGTAAATCGAATACATCTGCTACTTATTTTGCTCAGAAAAAGCTTTTAGGTAAAGCGCATACTTCAAACCTCAAAACTGACGGTGAAGAATTAATTGGATCTAATATCCAGGCAGCTTCATCTCTTATTTTTGGAGAAGAAGTTCCTATTAGTGCAAGCTTAGATCTATACACGATTCAAAGTGCTTCTTTGGGTGCACCTGGCACAATTGAGTATATACCTTTTATCTTAACAGCACTTACTGGGACAACTTATGATGCAAACTCAACTTCTCCTGATGGTGGTGCCGGTGAAGATACAGGTGAAGATACACAGGTAGCCGGACCACATGCTTACAAGTTTGTCTTTCCTTCTGACTATTCATCAAATACTTCCAACACAAGATCCGGCAATGGTTATTTTAACAATAACAAAATTGTTCACGAAACGCTAGGAAAAGTACAGCTAGTACCTCCTTTCTTTTCTCAGCAAGCACCAAACCCCTATATTGTCAAAATCTACAAAGATGACGGTTTGGGAGGCGTGGGTGATGAGATTCCTTTGCTTGATAATATTGATTGGAATGTTGACTACTACAACGGCATTTTGTTCTTGCAAGACTACAAGGCAGACAAGATACCAGCGCATGCAAGAGCTTTTGCATATGTTGGAAAAATGGCCGACGAAGTTATCAGCTCAGGATCGAGTGGTTCAGGAGGCGGATCAGGTGACGCCAATGCAGAATACGTTCTAACAACTTCTACAGGATCACTTCCCAATGCTAAGGTAATTGAAGCAGGCTCTGGAATCACACTAACAACAGGCTCAAATACACTTACGATATCTTCAACTCTTTCTTCAATCACAGGAAGAGAAAAGGTAACGTATTACGTCACACAGTCACATACGGCGCTGTCTGGATTAGACATAGCTGGGATTGATTTTTCAACTGTATCTTATGATTCGAATAAAATCGACATATCGTTAAACGGTCAACTTTTACATACCGGTTCATCAGCACAAGTAACATCAGGAGATAGAGATTATTATCTTTCAAATACTGGAAGCATAGTCTTTAATACAAAACTATTCAATGACGATGTTATCGACGCTGTAATTAGTGTTGTAGGACAGACAGGCGGCGCCGGAAGCGGAGACAGCGCAGCTTCTTACTTAGTATTGTCTAATACAGGATCATTATCAAATGAGAGAGCTTTAGTCGCCGGAGCTGGAATAACAGCAACTGACGGAGGCGCAAATGGTAATTATACTCTCGCAAACTCAAACGGTAATTATGTTTTTAACGAGTATTTAGGTCAAGGCGACAGCTCTAACACTCTCTTTACACTTTCACATGCACCCACAGCTAATAAAAACATAACTGTCTATGTAAATGGACTTCTTCAAATGCCCGCAACAGAAATAACTTCAGCACCATTTCAGGACTATAGTGTTACAGGATCAAATATTTATTTTGCTTCTTCTTCTATTCCTTATGAAGGTAGCATTGTTATGACCAACTATACAACTAACGAGACTATATAACATGCAACGCAATAGTTATAATGTGAACTTTTTTCAAACGTCAGATTTGGCTATAGCAGCGTATCTTATGATGCGAGGCCTCAAGTTGTCAGATGCTTCTGTTCAAAAAGGTGGAAGATTTATGTTTAAATTTGAAGATCCAAACGATGAAGCATTTCAAATGTCAATTGAATATGCAAATAGTGAGTCTGCAAAATTTGACGCACATATAAAAAACCTAAAAAATATACTTTTTAAAAATTAATTCTTGACTCAAAACATATTTATGTATGTTAAAGTTTTTGTCCTTTGTTAAAGTCTTAGTTTTGTATCATAGTTAATGTTTTAATAATCAGGCTTAATTTTTAATTAAAAGGAGATAAAAATGGCTAGAACACAGGTAAGATTAGACCAGATTACCGGTTCTTTTGGTAACTTCGAAGGGGGCATTGTTGACAACAGAGCAACAGCAGCTTCCTTAGCGGCAATCCCAGAAGTATCCGGATCTTTGGTCGATGTACTCTCTCACATGGCATCTGCTATCAAGAGAATTCACGGGGGATCCGCATTCACATCACAAAATGCAGGCGTTTTCGGAACAGTTAACGTATCAGGTGGTACACTTACTCTCGCTGATGACCAGATCTCTGGTGATAAGGTTGAGGGTGGTACAATCAATGCAACTACAATCAATACACTTACTTCTACAAACTTACAAGTAACCAACCTCAAGGCAAACGACGGAACTTCAGCCGGTTCAATTGCTGACTCAACAGGCATTGTAACGCTTAGCAGTGCTGTTTTAACAACTGCTGATATTAACGGCGGAACTGTTGATGCTGCAGATATCACTGTTGGTGCTGGTAAGACTCTCGATGTATCAGGTGGTACACTTACTCTCGCTGACAATCAGATCTCTGGTGACAAGGTTGAGGGCGGTACAATTGCTGCAATCACAATTACATCACTTTCAGGTCAGGATGCTACATTTACAGGTAACCTCACTGTTCAAGGTACAACAACTACTGTTGACTCTACAAATTTGCAGGTCGAAGATCCAATCATCCTCATGGGTTCTGGCTCAAGTGGCGAAGGTGCTGCTGGAGACCGTGGTCTTATCATGGCGATTGCCAGTGAGACCAACCCAGCAATGTTCTGGGATGAGTCTGCTGATCAGTTTGCGTTTGTCAGAACAAATGCTTCAGCTACCGATACAGTAATTACACCTGATGCGTACGCTGATTTGAGAGTTCTTGATCTTACAGCAAACGATCTCTCTGTCGCAGGTATCACAGCTTCAGATCTCACTGACAATCGCGTTGTAATCGCCGGTACATCTGGCTTGCTTGAAGATGACGCAAACTTTACATTCAACGGAACACAGTTGACCGTAGGTTCATCATTCAATGTTCAGCAATCCTCAGGAGTCACACGCCTAGGCGCGGCTGAAATCGGTAGTGCTTCAGATAGAATTGATCTCTCAGGTGTTAGTGGTGCAGACTTAAGAATCGCAGCTGCTGCTGATCTCAAGCTCGAAGCAGCCGGCGGTCAGGTTTATGTCACTGGTTCATTGCTCAAGGCCAACGGTGCACACACTCTTGGTACGTCAACTACACTCTGGGACGAAGCACACGTCATTGTTCTATCAGCTTCTGACGGTACTGCTATTGTCTTCCCCGCGGCTTCTAACCAAGCAATGAAGAAGATCAATACAGGAAACATAGGATTGATTAACGCAGTTGCCACAGTTGATGACAATCCCGCTAATGGTCTTATCGGATTTGCTGATGGGTTCTTTACCGGATCTACATATACAAACGCATCGTCAGGCGGTCAGATTCCGCTAGCTTTGTCAAGAGTAGAGTATGATGACTTTGTTTCCAACTTCGGTTCAGTCTCTATTATTAAAGCTATCAATGCTGCAAGAACTGGTACACCTGGTGCAGGTAAAGCGACCGCAGTCCGTTCTGGAGGCACACTATCAGCTGGAAGCATCTTTACTCTTTCTGGTTTTTCACACCAGGATGTCACAGATGCATCTAGAACAGCTCAAGTTGATGTCTTCGTCAACGGCCAGTTGCTGCTTAGTGGTGCACTCAGCGCAAACGATTACACCCTAGACGGTCTTTCCAATAATCAAATTAAGTTCTCTTTTGATCTAGAGAACGACGATGTTGTTACCGGTATCATTAGATAAAGTTAATAACTTTGTTTTTTGAATGCCCGTTGGAATCTCCAACGGGCATTTTTGTTTAACTTTTTTGCTATCAAAAATATAATTAACCTTATGGAACAAGATTTAGAAAACTTTTTAAGAGATGCTTTCAAGCAAAAAGAAGTAGCACACTATCTTTCAACTTTACAAAAAATAAAAGTTTTTATTGAGAGCAGGCTAGCTGATTCATCTGGTAAAAATGAAGAAGAGCGTCTTAAAGACTACTACACGACACTTGCAAGTGTAAGAGATCTTGCAGCAACAGAGCTGGTGTCCTATACGATGTCTGAAAATATTCAAAATGTTGTCGCTGAATTTCAAAAAAGAAAAGAAATCGAAGAAAGCGATCAGCAAACTTTTCAAGAGCTTTCTGAAGAGGATCCAAAAAAAAATTCGAACTAGAAAAAATATAGGCGAACGACCAATTAACTATCACAAAATAAGAGACAAACTTGAAAGTTCTACAAACAGCAAATCTAGGATCTAGTCTAGGAGGAATATCTGGCAACATCAGATATGCACTATACGACACACTCGGGTCCGAAGTTGTGTCTTCTACAAATACAGGCATATATGAATTAGGGACTTCGACAGGTTTGTATGGCGTTGAATTGAATTTATCAACACAGTTTAGCGGATCAATTGTCTGGTCAGTTACTTCTGCACCGACCGTTTTTGCTACTGAAGAAGTAAAAATAGATCAAAAGATGGCGAGATATATTCACACAGGAAGATGGCTGATTGATGAAAACACAAACGAGATGGTCTTCTACCAGGATGATAATGTAACAGAAATTGCTAGATACGCGTTGTTCGATAGATCTGGCGTTTCCTCAATAGACGAGCTATTTGAGCGGCGATTGGTCGGAACTGGGAGTGTATAATGGCTGCACCAGCCGGTGGGTTTCTGGTGACAAGAGGACTTGGTCCGGGCGCAACACCTTCTAACTTAATATCGCGAGGTTTTATCCCTTCAGCAGCGCTTGTTGTTATTGAAGTTGCAAGAGCCATTAGAAGAAAAAGCAGAAGAATATATGAAGAGAATTGGGAATTAATAAAAATAAGTGCAGCACTTTCTACACACAATGGTAAACATGTTGTGAGACCTCTCTTTGAAAATATAAGAAAAACTTTTACCAAGACAGGAATAGATATTAAGAACGTCTCTGCTAAAACAGTTGAGCATAAAAGGGCTAAAGACATAAGCGTGTCAGCAGCAGTTATCAAGGTAAGGAACAAGAATGTCAAACATTGATTTATTATTGGATGAAGAAAATGAGCTAACTTTTTCTCTAACAATTGAAGGAACGCGTCCTGCAGAAGCTCAGTGCAGATTGATTGTTGAAAGCCAAGGTATGTCTCTTGTTTTTGACTCTGAACAATATGATGGTGACGAAGTAACAGTTGTTTTGCCTCCTCTTAAACACGTCTTAAAAGAAGGCGAATACAACATGGACTTAGAAGTAATTGTTGAAGATAAATATTTTAGGCCCTTGTCTATGATAGGTAATTTTGAAAAGAGCATCGAGATAAAAGCAAAGCCGATGATCAAAACA